AATCATTACTATTAGACACCATTAAAAATATTATTTTTACAAAACTTGACAATTATCCGTAAGTTTGCATCTTGACCAAAATTAACCCTTCAGCTTTAAAAACGAGAAATCTTTTATGGCTCTATGAACACTATTCAATTTTATTAAATCAAGTTCATAGTCTGAAATAATTAATCTTCTTTTAACTATATCTTTATCCCATAATCTTCGTAAGTACCTAGTGATTATCCCGTTTTCACATATTAAAAAATATGCCTTTATAATATCAACATTAAACCAATTTTCATTTTCAAACTCAGTATTTTCTATTACTCTAGGTATATATACTTGCATAGTTTTAAATAAAACGTTAAGCATTTTGGAGTAACTCTTAAAGTATGATTTATCAGCTAACTCATATCTTTTTACATTTGTTAGAAAATTATCTATATCATCTATTGTTGATAAATTCTTTAAATTATTAACCTTAATTATATCATTGATTAAATACTTCATGAAATTATTAAACTCATTATCACCTGGAGCAGTTATTACAAAATTTTTAATAATTTCAATTTGTTCAATAATATTTCTTTTCTTAGATTGATATATAAGTTTATCTAAAACTTTTACTTTGTTCCACTTAAGTCCACTTAACCCTATCTTCCTTTTTAAGAAATCAGGAGAGCTTTCACTATCAGTTATGATTAATGATGTTGGGAATAGTCTATCATATACATTAATATCAGCGAATCCTAAATCTTTTATAGCATCATCAATCTCAATAAGTTTATCATTTTGCTTAAATAAAACATATGCATCATCACCATAAACTTCAATATCCATATACTCATAATATTTAGGACCATATACTTTGATACCAATTTGTATCCATCTAATAATATTTACATAACAATTAATAGCAGTAACGCCAGGATGTCCTGATGGATTACCTCTATTTAACTCAATAACAATACCTGGAGGTAAAACTACATATTTTGTAATAAATGAACTTATTATGTGGAAGATAACTCTTAGTGTTTCTTTTGTTGAGTAACAATTTGAAAACATTATAGCACCAGCAGCAAGAAGATACTCACTATCAATTGATGAATCAAATTTAGGCCAATCAGCATCTATTATGTAATCAAATTCAAAAGTTCTTTTAAATAGTTTAAAAGCTTTTGAACCATCATACTCACTTTTTATATTGAATTTAGGTTTTCCAAATGACTCAATAGATACCATAAGCTTCTGAAAGAAGTATGACAATAATAATGTTTGGTAATGCTCTGTTGATAGAACAAGACGTGTAGTGAAGCTTTGTAAATCAACACATACGTCTGTTTTCATGTCTTTCTCACGAGCAAATACATCCCATAGAGTAAAATTTTTAAGAGCATATTTCTTAATTAGTTCAAATTTCCTAGCTGCTAATAATATAGCAGGCATGATCGTCCCCCCTTTTTTT